TAACCCTTTGTTAAACAATTTTGTGCTACTATCAGATTGCGTCACATAATCGGTTAACCCTTTGTTAAACAATTTTGTGCTACTATCAGAATTTGTTATGGAATCTGCTAACCCTTTGTTAAACAATTTTGTGCTAGAATCTGGCGCAGTTATAGAATCTGCTAATGCCTTACCAAATAATTTCGTTCTAGAATCTGGCGCAGTTATAGATTCTGCTAACCCTTTGTTAAACAATTTCGTTCTAGAATCTGGCGCAGTTATAGAATCTGCTAATGCCTTACCAAACAATTTTGTGCTAGAATCTGGTGCAGTTATAGATTCTGCTAATGCCTTACCAAATAATTTCGTTCTACTATCAGAATTTGTTATGGAATCTGCTAATGCCTTACCAAATAATTTCGTTCTATTTTCAGATTGCGTCACATAATCTGCTAATGCCTTACCAAATAATTTCGTTCTACTATCAGAATTTGTTATGGAATCTGCTAATGCCTTACCAAATAATTTCGTTCTAGAATCACTTTTACCAACACTATCAGCAAATGGCTTTTCAATTAATGTAGAATGATCATCAGTAAAAAGTAAAATTTCTTTGAATAATTTTTTAAAGAAATAGCCTACCTGCTCAAGAGATATTGACATATCAATATCATTATTTAAGGTGTATTCACCAAACATTAAATAGCCGGCTGGGTTCACCACATGTTTAACAATATCTTTATACAACTGAATATCTTCTGACACTTTAATCGCATAAGAATAAATTTGATAATAATAATTATCCTGTAAAACAAATGCATCAGACGCAAACCCGTTGCTGGCTGTAAACGATCCAGGATATTTGCGGATAATTCCCATTTCAATTTCAATAATAGCGGTATTATCATCTGTTACATAATATCCAGGAGGAGCAGTGTAATCTGAATGAAATGTCCGTAAAACTTCACCGGAATAATCTATAGGTGCATACTCAACAAAATAATCTTGATATGTTATTACCCCGTCTTCAACGAACCCAGTTGTGTAATCATATAATTTTGATGGGTCAAACGTTTCAGATTTATTGAATCCAGATACTAAATTGAAATAAGAGTTTTGTTCATACCCAGACCCGAAAAAAATTAATTGTATAGATTTGATACCGCCGTCTGCATCTATGTCGACAATTTTACATTTTGCCCCGCTACCACCTGCGTCTAAATCAAATATCTGACCAAGTTTGAATTTAGCGCCTTTCTTTTCAACCCTAAGTTTAGCAACAGATGGCTGTATAACACATAATACATCTTCAAACAAAATTTCATTATATAGCTCCAAATCATTATGATAAAATCCTTCCATAAAGATTTCATATTGACCGTTATTTACCGCTCTAACTCTGCTAACATAAACTTCAATTGTTTTATATGTTGATTGTATATTAACATATTTGCCAGTTAACGAATATGCGTCTGCAACAGAAGTTTTAAATTGTATAGCAGAAATGGCATCAATATAAGCATGATCAACTAACGTTAAAATTGTGTCAGATTGAATAGAATATATTGTTCCAATAATAATATTTGTATCAGTTTTATGTAAAATAGAACCTTTTTGCAAATGTGTAAATTGTGTATTATAACCTGTTACAATCGTACTACTTTTAGATGTAGAAATAGAACCGGTTTGATTTTGATATGTTTTATCGTTTAACCAAGAAGTTGATATCCCTTTGTCATTAGAACTGACTGAAACAAGAACGGATATTTCTTGTTTCCATCTGCCATCAGATGCTTTCAGAATAAAATCTTTTGGGTAAAATATATCAATCTCTTTACCGAACAGATGTCTAAATAAAATTCTCAATGATTCTTCTGAGCCTTTAGCTGAGTAAAAATCTTTAATATGTTTTAAAAGTAACCTTTCATCTATGCCATGTACAGATGGTATGTCTGAAACACCTAATTCAGATTTGATATGTTCCACAAATACATCTAAATTGTCATCTAAAGATTTTAAGTTACCAAACGCCCTAAAATCTGTTTGTTCAATATACGAATAATACAGTTCTAAAAATTTTATGAAATTGCCATATTTTGGTATGGTAAATTCAGGAAACTGTGACGATATTATCGAGGATAGTTTAGTTTTATCCATAATTATCTACTCTTTGTAAATACATAACTAGAACCACCAAATGCAGTTGAATCAACAACAGCATCAATAATGATATTATTTGTGTCTAATTGTACTATGTTATGTTGTCTTGAAATAATATCGTTAGAAGCCGGCTTAATAAAAAATTCAAATTTTGTATTTGCCAGTCTTGAAATTGAAACTTCAGTCAAATTAATAGTGCCTTCTTCATAATTTACAGTTCCAAATGTTCCAACAGAATAAATTTTATTATACTCTGTATCTAATGTATATTTTATAAGGTTCCCGAGTCCATCGTCTTCCATGTAAAATATGGTTGACGCATCGCCTGTCACGTAGAACCCAGTCGTAGTAACCGCTTCCTCAGGCACACCAGCCGCATATATAGGATTATGCAAATCAATTGTATATGGTGTTTTTGTATTGAAGTAAATGTTAACTGGTCTACGAATCAAAATATTAGTGATGTTTGAAAGTATAGCTGAATCAACACCATCAATCAATTTTAAAAATTTAGAATACCTGAAAACTGAATCAAACTTTTTAAGGCTTGTTTCATTATAATCTCTAACAACAACATCAATAGCAGATATTAAATCATTTTTGGTTCTAGTCGTAGCCGCCTTATCATAATGAGCAACAATATTAACCTGTAGATTGATATAATTAGGATCTACAAATTCAGGCGTTACTCCTATCACATTTCTGTTTTTAAGCAAATCTATTTTAATTAATTCTTTTTCAGCAGCAGATAATTTGCTAGAATATTTTGGTTTGATGCACATAAACACTTTACCGTAAACCGGTGGAATGTTATCCTCACCGCCCCACACATTAATTGTATCTATGTTTGTATAATTAGCCTTTATGACAGAAAGGTAATCATTAGCAGTCACCGCCCTATTATGTGAATTTAATAGTTTTGGGGCATTAAATCTAATTTCAGATGCTGTTTCTGGTTCATCGCCACCAGAAGAAGGTAATACCGTAATAACAAAAGAAGAACCACCTAATTCAACAATGCTTCTGGTTAACGCAAACTGGCGAATATCGTTAGCGTCTGCTCTATTGGTTATAAAGTATTCAATTGTTACAATATTTCCGTTTGTTAGCGCTTTACCTAATTTGTCGTTTCCGAATGACACTTCAAAATTATTGTCGTAAATTTCTTTAAGAAAAAACACGGTATCTGTTGATTTCACATTAAGAATATCGCTTGCTAATGTGTATGTAGTTACAGCGGTAGAAGAACTTGATTCTTTTACAATTACCTTTACTGTATCAACATCAACATTTTTGTTTGAGATAATATATTTGGTTGTGTCAGAAACGGTGTACGTTTCATAATTTGGTATCCCTTCTTTAATCTCTATAGCATTTGCTCTATATATCCCATTAACAGGCACAACAGGGATATCTTCTGTGTTATAGAAAAAGTAAGATTTTCCATTAGCCGTACATGAGAACGCAGAATATTTCGGCAAAATAGCTGAAGCCGGCGTTAACGTAGGGTTAGAGATAATCAAATCGACAGTAGCAGTTGCGCATTTTGCCGAGCGCGGTAAGTAACCTAGCATAGTTGCCAAAGAAACAACACTTTCCCTTTTAGATGCTGTATCTAAAAAAGATTCGTTAAGCGCCATATTGGTATACAGTGAATTGTAATGCGTATTGTATGCAAGCAAATCAACTAAGATAGATAAACCAGAACCCTCAAAATCATAATCAGATAAAGTTGATTGACCCTTTAGAAAGTTTTTTAGATTATTTTTTATGTTATCAAAGTCAAGTTCAGAAACATTTATTTGTTTATTCATTATCGTGTACGTTCCAGTGTTAGGTTAAGCGTGTATGGCAAATTAGATTCTGTTATGTAAAATTCAATACTAATATTTGCCAAATTTTTATTAGATTCTGGACTAATAACAACATCAACATTTGTTAAGGTAGCTCTAGGCTCATATGCTGATACCACCTCTCTAATTGTACGTTTAATAATTTCAGCGTAAACTGGAGAAGAAGATTCAAATAAAAGGCTGGTGATTTGCGAGCCTAGATTTGAATTAAACGGGCGTTCATAATTCATTGTTCTGACAAGATGCTCAATAGAAGTTTTAACCGCGTTTGCATCAATCTTAAAGGTAATATCACCAGGATGCGAAAATGTAAAATTAGCATCTGACACTGTAATATGCTTAGTTGAATCAGCAAGTTCCAATACGAATATCACATGTTCTATGTTTTCAAGAACGTTATCGGTCACAGTTCTTATTTGAACATATGCCGTGTAAACATCTTGAGCCTTTTCATAAAATGCTAAAGTCCCGCTAAGGTAATCCGAAATGTTAAATGTATTATCAGAATTTCTAGGATATTCACCAACAACGTCAAAAGAATCTAACCCTAAAATTCTATATTTGACAGGATAATTTTCTGTATCAGGGTAATTTGTATCAACATCAAAACGAATCAAATTTGACTCTATCTGATTGTTTGATAGGTTAGACACATTAAAAAAGTATTCTGTTCCATCCTTATTGAATGTAAATGTGCCGTTGGATACTGTTAACTCTGTCACCTGTAAGTATGTTCCATCATACAAATCCGTCATTATCGAAAGTAAAGCATTTCCATATAGCGTTAAAAATGAGTCAGATTCTATAGATTTAATTTTACCTATGAATGAATTAGATACATAAAGATTATCGTCTACAGAAAGGTAACGGGTGAATTGTGTATCAAACCCAACCACAATTGGCGAACCAGAGTTGTAATTAAGATATCCTTTACCTGAAATGCGTTCAAATGCTGAAGGGTTAGGCATGAAGTTGAGGTCGATATCCTTGTAGCGTTTTATCGTTGACATATTCGGCATTAAGTTAAAGTGAAGATATATTATTTAGCGCTTTAATTGTAAAATAAAACTTTACTTTTTACTCCTAGAAGCGTATAATAGCCTAGTCGGGCGTGAATTGAGGTTAAGCGCTTAAAAAGTTTAGCGCTAAATTAATTATGATATTAACTTTATTGGGTATTTATGGAAATTGAAACTATTACACTAGATGAAGAACGAATTGAACGATTCTTAAATGAATTTAAAGGTGAAGTTCAACCGTGGACAAAAGATAATCTATTAGAAAAACAAATGTTCAAAGGTTTGTTTGTGACTAGACAGGCGGCTATTGAATACCTGTATAAGATGGATGCTGATGTACTAAAGCGTGAAGAATATAAAGATACCGGTATTATGTTACGCAGAGTCAAAGAACCTAAATCTGGAACCATTTACACAGAAAGAAGTAAAGAAGGGTTTCCTGGAATATGCTATGATTATTTGTGTTGGTTGATATCAAGTTGGGTGCCAAAATCGGATATAGATATAACACAATTTAAAACGCCTAAAAACGCCTAAAAACGCTAAATAAATATTTAAAACTAAATTATTTTTATTAAGGAGTCACAATGTTAGGATTTAAAGAGTTTAAAGTTGCTGTTATGGAATCAGCACTAAATGAAAATGTATCACCAAAAGTTTATAAGTTGGATAAAGTAATCCAAAATCTGTAGTAAAGGCTTTAATTTCAGATAAAGTTTTTACGCAATCTAAAATTAGCAGTTCTTTATACCCAGCAAAGAATATTAAAAGTGTTATGATTAATAGTGAAGATGGACATGATAAAGATCCAGTTGATGTTATTCAACAAATTAAAAATGAATGGAATGTTTGGGTTGGATTCGAAGACGGCGTTCCCATCGCAAGTTACGAAAATGGCACTATAGTTGTTACATATAAGTAAATTATTAAAAGCCGGCTAATTACCGGCTTTTTTTCGCATAAAATTTACCGCATGTGATGTTGATATCTATTTGTAAAGGATAAATTTACCGTGAGTGTATTGAGGATTTTTACCATTAACGCAAACGCCAGTCATTTTTTTAACAGCATGGTCGTTAGTAAAATTGGGATTGAATGCGATATGGATCCAGTTTGCACCAGAACCTTTATCGTATTCAAGAATCATTTGAGAAAAAGCCGGTAAAGAATTAGATAATTGGATAGCTAAATTGTACATATCTTCATGAGATCGTTTAGGTTCAAACCTCATATCAATAGCTCTACCTTTATAATGATCAGAAGTCATATTACCGCCTTTATGTGACATAGTTCTTAACCCATCATTTATATTCCATTTACCGCTTGGATCGCAAGTTCCATATTTACCCTTAAGCGGACCAAGTAAATCATAAATTGGTTCGCAAATACTTTCGGCTAATGATGCTAAATTATCAACTAAGTCAGAAGCTTTATATTTTATCATTTTACCCTTTTCAGGGTAAAATGATCCTTCTTGTAATGTTATATCCATAGGAATAACTCCAGGTGGCATAAAGTTACCTAATACAAAATGTTTAGAAATTTTAAAATTAGGTGGAAACGATTTTCCAGAATTATTTGCTATTGTTTGATGTATATTTTCATCTCTATTTGCGTTCAATTTAGAACCTATTTTAGCTGTGTAAGTAGAAACAGAAGAATTGTCTAAAGCTCCACTATTTTCTGCGGAAGCAGTTAACTTTTCATCATCATTTTGTATTTCAAAATCTGGTTGGTTTCCATATAATTGGCTATATTCTGCAGATTGTTTATCAAATAACGCATTTCCAGTTGCGTCTAAGTCACCTTCATATTTCGTTGACAATGAGGATACACGTTCGCAAGGTTCTAATGGTTCAAAATTAGCGTTTGACGGTGATCTAACTTCAGGATATTTACCTGTTAATGTGTTACGTTTAAAATAAATAGATTCTGATGTAGTGTTTGTAGCAGTATCTTCATCACCAACAACAACAGTAGATTGTGGATTATATGAAACTGTAAGTTGGTTAGGTGTCGTTGGCTCAGTATTTGTTCCTTTACCGGCTTCAGTTAATTGTGTATGATCATCTCCATTTGAATCTGTTGCTGTTAGTTTAACATATTTTGCAAGTGGCACGTTATCGCCAGATAAATTTATTGTACTTGCTTTGATAGATGCATTTGTAGGAGTGTATAATAAAAAATCACCCGTTGAGTTTATCGTTGTAGTTGTAGCGGATTCCATTCGAATAGCCGCACCCGCCTTAAAGGTTATATCGCTAGGAGATTCAAAGGCTAATTTACCGTATGGAGTTTTAAAAGTCATACCGCCGTATGTTTTATTTTCCTTATCCTCTTCGTCAGGTAACTCATCAATTTTACCATATTCAATGTTGAAGTTTTTGCCTACGGAAATCTCAAAGTTTTCACCAACATTAATTGCTAAATTTTTAGCCACATTTATAGAAGCATCATTATGGAATATAGTGTCTGCTGTTCCGTTAACTTCAACTGTAGAATTTCCTTCACACAATAAATTTAGATCCCCTAATACGGTTATGTTACATGTTCCTTTTACAAAAACGTTGCCGTTTCTTTCTGTTATCCAATAACCATCGCCAACAATGTGATTAACTTGAGTACCATTATTATCAATTTCGATAAAAGAACCCTTTCTATGGTATAAATTAACTCTTTCTGCGTTTGGTGTATCATCAAATTCTAATACATGACCTCCTTCACTTTCCATCACTTTGTTGTATGGGTACATTGAAGCGTAAGGAGCCGCCGGTTGGTTAAATTTAGAATCATTTACTGAAGGAATTTCTGCATTTCTAATAGAATCTTTAAATTCAACACAAGTATTTTTAATGTTTCCTCTTGCTAACCTATTAGTATCCGCTTCGTTCATATAATCACGAAGCGGATACTTACCGGACGGATCTGTAAACCCTATCTTACTGAAATTTTCATCTCTTGATTCAGTGAGAGCTTCTTGTTTATTTTTAGGCTCTAATGCTATTTCTTCTGTAGATTTTGAAGTATCATTTGTTCCTGCATCTTTATTGGTAGGTTTAGGATCTATAACAGAATTCATAATAGGGACTGGAATTCCTGCTCTAGTTAAGAAAAACTCGTAACATTTCTTTTTTTCTTGTATAACACCTGGACATTTTTTGAATTGGTTTGCGTTAACCATTCTACATAACGTTAAAAAAATATCTGGTTCAGATTGACGTTTTTTAAATTTATCAAGACCTCCAAATTTGTTAACTAAAAATCCTACAGCAGCTTTAATATCAGCATTATTTTCACTAGACATTACTAATTCTGGATTACTTACAAAATCGAAAGTCCAATTTTTTTCATCGCCTAACGCCTTACCTAATACAATACATTTATCCATAGCAGATTTGTAGCCATCTTTAAATGTTATTTGCATCAATCCCCTACCATAATATGTACCACCATCTTTTAATGTTCGAGGTGGTTTTTGATGTAAGCCGTAGAAATATCCAAAAAATTCTTCTTTTGTCCCTTTAAAATTTGGTTGAGAATATTTTGTTGCTATATCATCAGAAACTGTCCAAGTTTTTAATAATTGAGTTTTAGAATAATGGAAATCTTCTTCTTGATTTAAAAAGCCACATTCTATTGATAAAATTCCCATAATAGCTGCTAAACAATTTTCGTTATCTATACCAATATCTTTAAATTGTTTAAGTAATCTACCAAGATTAGTAACCTTTAAATCTATATTGCCATTTCTCAATCTTTCTGGTAAATTTCCGGAATTGATGTTTGTAGTTTTACTTTTAGCCATTATTGTGTCACCGTTGTTTGTGTTGTTGCCTTAGATATTTTATCTTTAGGATCAAAATTTTTATTAAAAAATGGCAACAAATCATTAGAGTCGGCGTAGAAAAATTTTGATTGGAATCTATCAAAAGGTTTATCAAATAATTGTTGTTTAGAAATCTCCCATTCTATAGGAAATTCTAAATGTAAAATGTAAGAATTAAGGTCAGAATCAAACGTTCCAGATGCTACTGTATCCATATTTCCTTCTGTTTCTACTACTCGCCATTCGTCTTCTTGAGTAAGATCTTGTTTTACTGATTGAACAAGTTTGTATATTGAATTTGGTTCTGGTTCAGCTGCATCTATTGATTCTATACCATTATAATAATCCATCACTTTACCTGCCATTTTTTCAATTTCTACAGCGGCGTTAGGATTACCCGATGTTGTACCTAAAATACCATTTTCATCAGTAAAGATAACTTCATTATGTGCTTCAGTGTATAACTGAGCAGAAAGTGTTTGAGGAATACCGCCTATGCTACCCAGCATCAATGGTTGCTGTTCATACTCATCTACAAAAATTATGACAACCCATGTTCCTGTTACCACACCGGTTGGGCTCCATCCTATACCATTCATAGATGCGTTGTTGATAGGCATTACCGGATATGCCCAAGGTAGCATATCCGTTGGAAGTTCCTCTTTATTTTCTGTATGTTTTCCAACAACCCTAACTCGACATCTACCGAGCATTAGTGGATCAAGTCTATCTTCCACTACTCCAAAGAAAAAATTACTCATCACGCCGCCCGTTCAACTTCGTTTAAATCTATTGATAAACTATCTTTCATTAACAACATTACACACTGATGATTTTGGTTTGTTATTATATGTCTAATTGCTGTTATAAGATAGTTACCGCTTAATAATTTATCTTCTTGTTCATCTTCTAATTCAAGATTACAAACTTTGTACAATACAAAGCTGACCCTTTGCCCTACAGTATAATCTGTTCTTCCTAATACTGTTATTTCAATTTGCTGTGTATCCATCAAATTCATTAAAGAAAGCCGGCGCTGAGCAATTTTTGAATTAGAGATATCGTGATTCCCTTCAAAAATAGCATTTGCCTTTTCCATCATAATGTAGGCGTTTTCTTTTGTATTGATAGACTGTTTAGAAATAGGAGCAAATTCGTTTAGTCTAATTTCTTTATCATAGTTGGTCTTATAATCAAACGCAATATTCCGATAGGTTTTATTGGTTATGTTATGTACGATAAGGTTAGACGCAAAGGTTCCACTTCTGTTTCTATCGATATAACTAAAAGATTCAACCACGTTGAAGTCTAACACTCTCGAATAGTTTTTCTCAAAGTCGAACGTTGTAGTTCTGTTTTCTTTATCTGTAGGGATATCTCTGGTGAAGTTGTCTTTTCTAAACTCACGTGTTATATCGTTTCTGAATAAAGCTTCTAATGAAATAAAGTTTAAGCCGTTACGATTTTCAAAAAACAAAAATGTTGGAGATCCTTCTGTCATTGTACCGTTATTATTTGCCGGCATACTAATAGCGTGTTCAGCAAGGTAATTAAGATTTTTAACAGGTGACCAAAAATTAGAAACGTAAGCGTGACCATTTGATGTTTCTTCAATATTAAATCTTTCCAGCTGTTCTTCAGTTAATTCTTTAGAATCATTTTGGAAATACGAATATTGCTTAAGAATATCTGATGCAATGTCCGAAATCTTACTAGCATTAAACCCCTTTGAAAGTTTAATATTCATATCCAGTAAAGCTTCAACAGAAACAAAATGAAGAATATAGCTAACTAAACGATCATTTGTGTATTGTCTATCAGATACTTTATAAACATAAAAGCGCCCATGAATTGAATGCTTTTTATCCTCATCAGGAAATCCTGGAGTAACGATATCTAAATCAAGAAATTCCTCACCAACAATAGGCAATTTATTGATGAGCGCATTAGCATCTTGAATTACAAGTGTTCCATTTATAAACGGCGCAAATATGTCTTCATAAACGTTTATCCCAAGAAACATATTTTGTAGGTCAACCACAAAAGACGTATTAATGGATACAATTTCCATTTTGTTTATTACAACTTCGCCGGCGAATGTTAAATTTCTAGTGGTCATAAGTCGTTCAGTTCTCTAATAATATAAGTGATTATTTCTTTTGGGATGTATTTCAGATACCGTTTCTCTTCATTCAAAACGGTTTCATAATCGTAATTAGTTACCCCGTATGAACTGATGTAGTTTAGATAAGCCGTATATTCCGGAGTCGTCACAGAAGGATACCCCACAGGCTGTTCTAGTTTAACCGGAGTTGTTATTTTTATCACATTTCCATCAATTATTTTTTGGCAATGATGGATACCGTGGATATCGTCATATTTATCGCTAAGATATTTGTCAAAAACTTTAACCGGTATTGGGAAATCTGTTAGATAATCAAATCTGTCATTAAGAAGCATAAGCGCCCAATGATAGTTTGGTGTGCCATAAATTTTTTCAGATATAACTTCAGGCGTATCACCGTCTTGTATTGTATAGTATTCATATGACGTGATTTTATCTTTAACAATTTCTTTGAATCTGACATTATGTGTGATGTCTTTTAATACGATTAACTGTTCTTCATCGTTAATCGTAAAAGGGTAATACAGAGTTGGCACGTTTGTGAAATACATTATTAATATCCTCCATTTAGAACAGAATCTTTATCAAGTGTCGCCAATTCTTTAAATTCTAAAGTCATTGTGATATGATTTGGAGAACCGTCATTAAATGTAGAAAATTGTCCAATAGGAGAATAATTGATTGAAACCTTTTCAAGCACACATGTGGTATGTTGATGCACATTATTATTCAAATCTTTATCAAAATAGTAATAGATGTCAAATTCTGCTGGATATTTATACATCAATGTGCCTGCTGTTAATTCAGGCATCATATTACCTTTAAATTGGCGAATAATCTCTTGAACTGTATCTGATTCTTTTTTACTTTTTGGTGAAAACGTGTATGAAAAAGAGAACGTTCTAAAATCAACCCCTTTGAATAATAATTCTTGTTGGGGATTCAATAACATTCTAGAACCAAGTTTAAGCAAATCAGGCGTATTTTTAACTGCTAAATTTACACCCTCTTTCATCTTGTTAATCATTTCTGTTTTTTTTGCGTCCTTTGCGTTCATTCCATTTGTTGGAGTAGCAGTTAACGTTGGCAGAACAAATAATCTATCAGTCAAACTCATTGATTCATAATTAGCGCTGTATGTTGAACTAAGCGCCGGTGGTGTATAAAGTACGATATTACAAAATCCATTTTTAAGTGGTGTTGGAATAGATGGGCTTTCTTTACCGCTAACTCCACGCGCAGCAACAGCCGCTTGTTGAGCAGCTGATTGAGAACGCTGACCGCTACCTGCAGACCATTCACTAGATAATGAATCTAAAGAAGAAAAAACAGTGCCTAGGATATTTCTTGCCGATGGGTTATCTAATGTATTGAGAGCATTAGATATAATTTTTGCCTTTTTACTTTCTAATGTTTTTAATGGGTTTCTAAAAGAGGAGTCTGACAGCACAAACATGACATAGTTCGCACCGTAAGGGTTATCTGTTTCCGAACGAAGATCGTCGGGATAGATTAGTGTTTGCACGTAAGGCGAAGCCATGGGTATAAAATCCTTTTAAATAAGTTAAACAAACCATTCATTTATATTATTTAAGCCGCTAAATAAAATTATGAGAAAAACGAGATTTCCAAAACCCCGAAAATGGTTTCCTAAAAACCCAGAAAAGTATGTTGGTGATGTAAATAATATCATATCAAGAAGCAGTTGGGAAACCAAATTTTTAAATTGGGCAGATAATAATCCTGCTATAATTTCATATTCATCTGAAGAAACGGTTATACCTTACATATCTATAACGGATATGAAACCACATAGATATTATCCTGATTTTAAAATTAAGGTAAAAGATGCACAAGGTAATATTAAAACCTATATTGTTGAAATTAAGCCTAATTCACAAAGAAATCCTCCTATATATAAAGGAAAGAAAACCCAAAGATACATAAATGAATGTTCTACGTTTATGGTTAACCAATCAAAATGGAAAGCGGCAGAAAGTTTTTGTAAAGAACGTGGGTTAGGGTTCATTGTATTAGATGAATATGATTTAGGTATAGCACAAAGGAAAACAAAATGATACAGCAAGATGTTGAAAGTCCAAGTCCGGCTGCAATTAAAAAACTAAGAACAAAAAATGGGTTAACCTTACAAAAGGCGGCAACTTTAGCCGGCGTTGCGTCATCTACATTTGAGAAAATGGAGAATGGCGTTATTAAAATGTCAGGCGATACTTGGGATAAACTGAATCGTAAGACAGCGGTAAAGCCTAATATAAAAGCCACCTTAGAAACATCAACTAATTATGAGTTGAAAGATTTGGTTTTAAAATCTAAAGCGTGGTTTAATTCTGAAGCAAAATCATTAGCAGCATCAACCACATTAAAGGTTAGAGGTAGAGCAACTGGTTCTCCTGTTCCTGGAGAAATGTATTCATTTTACTATGATGCTAAACACAAAGATACTTTACCTTACTGGGATAAATTTCCATTAGTGTTTCCTTTCAGAATTATGCCTGATGGATTTTACGGTATTAATTTACATTACTTACATTACAAAGAACGGATTATATTATTAGACGCATTGGATGCGGTTGCTACATCCCCTAGAAAAGAAGTATCAAAAAGATTACAAATTTCGTATTCAATATTACAGCAGGCGGCTAAAAATAAAAAATTCGAAAAATGTATTCATAGATATTTGTTTGCTCATTTGAAAACCCCGTTAAAAAAGATACATTCAGATAAATGGATTTTAAGCGCGATGCTACCAAACGAAATGTTTGTTGGTGCGACGACTAAACAAATATGGAGTTTATAGATGAGTAAAGGTAAAGATTTAATTAATTTCATATCATTGGTTAAAAATGACGGGTTAAGTAAAGCCAGTCATTTTGATGTTGATATTTTTATGCCCAAAGCTTTTGATAACGAAGCCGGTAGATCGTTGTTTGACCAATTTAGTCACTTGACAATGTTATGTGAATCAACTGTACTTCCAGGGATGATGTTGGTTCAAACAGTTTACGAAACCTTTGGTGAGCAAAGAAAAATTCCAACATCTAGACAGTTTAATGATATTTCTTTAACATTCATTTGCGATATTGATTTAGTGACGCGCCGGTTTTTTGAAGCATGGACGGAATATGTAATTGACCCTGTTACAAGAACAATGGGATATTATGAGAATTACACCACCACTATGACTATAGGTATTAATGATGGCGCTTCGGAAGCATTTAATAATAAACAAGGCGATAAAAAAAGAGATTCTAATCGCAGACTGACGATGACATTATATGAAGTTTACCCTAAGCAAATTCAAGATATCACATTAAGTTATGATGAAGCAGGATTTGCTAAAGTTACCGTAGATTTGTCATATAAGTTCCATTCTATTGCTGTTGGTGCATAAATGAAAATTGATGATAATTTGGCTACTGTGTTCAATTTAGATACGAACATAATTGAAGGTGAGATTGTAGGTGAAGTAACGAAAGCGCCGTTAGTGAGAGCAGAACCGTTTGAAGCTGAGAATGATTTTGAATACGCAAGAGAAAATATAAAATCATTAATAGCACAAGGAGAAGACGCGCTTGAGTCTATAATTGACATAGCAAAATCTAGTGAAGCTCCTAGAGCGTTTGAAATTGTAGCCGGTTTATTGAAACAGCTTTCAGATATGAACCATCAGGTCATAGATTTACATGTTAAGAAAAAAGGCTTAAAGGGTAAAGTTGAAAGTGAATCTCCTAAAACTGTCACCAACAATAGTATATTTGTTGGTACAACTAGCGAGTTGAATAAAATGATTAATGATTTGACGAATAAGGGATAGTATGTTACCACAACCTAAAAAAAGCGCCCCAGTATATACAACAAAAATTCCATCTTCTGGCGAAACTATCAAGTTTCATCCATTTTTAGTTGAAGATGAAAAAGCGTTATTAATTGCTCAAGAATCAGAAGATCTTGATGTAATGATTGATACAATTCTAGACGTAATAAGCCGTTGTGTTCTAACCAAAATTGACACTGATAAGTTAGCGATATTTGATATCGAATACATATTCCTTCAAATTAGAGCAAAATCGGTAGGTGAAACCGCAGAGTTAATATTTTCATGTGATGATTGTGTTACACCAACATCTAAGGTTAAAATCAGTTTCAATTTAGAAAACATCAACGTAGAGAAAAACCCTAAGCATACAAAACGAATTTCTTTATTTGATGACGTAGGCGTTATGATGAAATACCCTGCGTACAAATCATTGAAGTTGCTGGATTCAAATTTGAAAGATACAGAAATGGAATTCGATTTGGTAATTGATAGCGTTGATTACATTTATGATAAAGAAGAAATACATCACATCTCAGATTACACTAAAGAAGAAGTTGTTGATTTCTTTAACGCCTTAACAAAAGAAAACTTCAACAAGGTTTATGAATTTTTTGAAACCATGCCACAAATGGTTCAACGGGTAAAATACAAATGTCCTGATTGCGGTAAAGCGCATAATAAAATTATAGAAGGGATCGAATATTTTTTTTAATGGCAATGAGCCACGATAATTTGCTGAATTATATGAAGACGAATTTTGCCCTTATTCAATATCATAAATACAGCATAGGCGACATTGAAAGATTAATGCCATTTGAAAGGGAAATATACGTTTCGTTGTTAATTATGCATTTGAAAGAAGAAAAGGAACGAATAGAAAGGAATAAAAGAAAATGAGTAAACGGGATAAAAGTTTGACCGCATTACTGGATAAGCAGGCAAAACAGGTGTCTGATATCAAAGAAGATACTAATGAACTAAAAGAAAAAGCTGTAGAATTAAAGGAAGAAATAAAAGTAGCCGCCGGAACTGTCACAGGCTCACCTATTCAAACAGGGACTAAGGTTTTAAACGCCACATCAGATTTGCATTCATTAGTAGATAATTCATTTGAGAATACAGATTTCGGTAAACTTTTGTCCAGCATAGATAAAGGCATCAACGATAAAAATAGCAATCTATTAAAATTGATGGAATCCTTAAAAGGCAAGTTTTCTTCATCTGTCATTAATAAAACAGAAACTAAAGTTAATGAACCAGCGCCGACTCCAGTATTTCAACCACCAATAAGAAAAGAACCACCAAGTAGGTTCTTTTCTGGTATTGATGCGTTTCAGAAAAAGCTTGGTGTAAAAGATTATTCTATGCTGAGTAAGCGTATAAGTAATGCCTTAGCATTTACAAAATACGATTTGAGCGAAAAACAAAAGCCTGAATTTGAACAGGTTATACCTGAAAAGAAAGCAAATAAAAGCGCAGTAAAAGCTGTAGAATCATCTGTACAGTTTTCTCCGTTGGCTAAACTTGCTGCCGACACAAAATCACATAAGGCTTATGTTGATAAGGTATTAAAGGAAAATCCTAAGCTTTTGAAAAAGGGTAATGTTGAAGAAGTAAAAGGCAAACTGTTAGCTGAGTCAAAGGAACTGAGAAAACAGGCTAAAGGATATGTTGAGTTTGAAAAAGATTTAAAGGTATTAAAAGAAAACAACTTAACACAAGACAGTAAATTGATTAAGACCATCGAAACTAAGATGGAAAAAATCAAAAAGTATGTTGAAAAAACTAATAGATTAGAGCCGGTAAAGGCTGAATCGGTTAAACCAGAATCTGCTGTTCCATCAACATCATTAGATGAAGCCGAGCATAAAGACAGTAACACTAAGTCTCAAGAAGAAATCGACAATT